GCGCCCGCACCAGGCTTTCACCCAGCTCCAACGCACCGCTGAACCCGTCGATCTTCGCCCGGATTGTTGTGTCCAGAGCAACCGGATCAGCGTCTGCGAAATGGGTGATGGTCAGGGCGATGGTGGATTCCACAAGCAACGGTGCGATCACACGGACATCGGCGGTCAGGGGTTTGCGGGCATCGATATGGGTCTGGACGTCAAAGAGTAGCTGCGGGGATGGCACACCTTCTTCACCGAGGATGACGACGCCTACTGTGCCCGGTCCAAACGGGAAATCATCGAGAATGCTGACAGCCCGCACACCTGCTATCGCCATCGCCCAGGCCTGATAGGCTTTGCGAGTACCACCGAGGCCGAGGGTTTCCCAGGTAAGGATCGCCCGCCGTCGCAGAGTGTCATCGGATTCCCCGTCGGCACCTTCACGGACCAGCGGTTCATCGTTCGACACCGAGGCGATGCCGTTGATCTTTGTAACGATGCGAGTAATCGTACCAACGGCCACATTCCAGGCTTTCCCCGGCAGTTCCGCTTCAGCAAGTACAGTGGCTTCAATCGATCCTTCTTCGATCAATCCTGTATCTGTCGTCAGAAAACGGTATTCGTTGCCCTGACTGTCCTTGCGGGATTTGCAAATCGTGCCTATGGGAATGGTGATATCGCTGCCAGCAGGTACCGACGTTCTGAATGTCAATCGCAGTTGTGTTTTCACTGCCGCCCGGCGCTGGATACCGACTTCCCGCACCTTCAGGTCGAGCCATTTACCGGTTGCGGTGGTTACCCAGGACTGGCTGGTCACTGTTGCCAGCAGGGAATACAGGTCGTAGATCGCCTTGGCCAGGATTTCCAGCAAGTGACGGATACCCGCACCAAGGTTGAAGTTGGTGAAGGGGGTCCGACCAGCGATTTCCGTGAAAAGGTCGTTTTCGATTTCAGACAGGCTTCTTGTTGGAGGGATCTGCTCAGCCACCGGTCACCTCCGTCATGTCGTCGAGCCCGAATCCAACCACAAGTTTCTGCTGCTGATCCGATCCCATCGGACGGAACTGGATGGTGAATACCTTCTCTTCGCTGCTGAACCGGTCCGGTTTGATTTGCAGTGTCTTGGGATCGATACGTGGTTCATCCTCGAGTGCAATGCGGATGGCACGTTGCGCCAAGGCACGGTTCAAGGGCGTATCGAGTGCGCCCAGCAGACGGTTGGCGTCGCACCCGAATTCAGGATGCTTCCATAGATCGGAAGGCAGAGTTCGCAGCCAGTCCTGCACGTCCTGCAGCAGACAGTCCACGCCGGAAACGATGGCCAGATCACCAGTTGGGGTGACCATCAAATCGCCGTCTGCATCGAATGCGATGTCGGTTCCGAGGAACTTTTTAGTTTGATTCATAGTAAATTCACCAACAGTTCTGCTTGCGGGGTTCACACATGGATCATCCCATAAAAGTCGAAGTCCAGTGGTTCGACGGTTGCCCGAATTCAGAGTCAATGCTAACGCGAGTTCAGACCGCACTCAATGAACTTGACATCCCGACTGATTTTGTATCGACAAGGGTCGATTCAATCGAGCAGGCAAAGGAGGTCCGGTTCCTGGGATCGCCGACGCTTTTACTCAATGGCCGCGAATTCATGGGACAGCAACTGCCTGATGAACCGTTTTTCGCTTGCCGGTACTACCCTGACGGATTGCCCACGGTTGAAGAGATCGTTGATCGATTGCAATCCGTGGCCGCATCCGATCAGGAGTGATCACAGGCAATCGGTGCGCTGTTCATCGTTCCGGTTGCCTGTCCAACCACGGCGATCACAACTTCGCCAGACGGCAGCTTGACCGTCAGGTTTTCCTGGATGTGCTGCACGATTGCCTCGGCCAGGGCGAGGTCACTGGCATCACGCACCTGATCCGCGTTGGTCGGATTCGAGGCATCGATTCCGGCCATCCGTTCCTGTTTCTTCTGCTGGATCAGAGCCTTCAGGCTGTTCGCATCCAAGGCCATGTTTCACTCCGTTTTTGTCACGGCTGACAGTTCTGACCCATCCAACGGCTGCACAGGTGTTGATGTAGGTGCGCCCTGGTTGCCGATATGCTGATGGGCGTTAAAGAGCTGTTGAAATGTGTTTCCCTTGATCACTGCTTCGACGGCATCCGCCCCGAGGTCGATTGCCGGGGCATTTACAGACATCTTCGTATCTGACTCGATGCTGACCGTGCCGTCCTGCGCGATTGTGATCCGGGCGCTTCCCGCTTCGATCAGCAACGTGCCATCTGGACCCTGATCGGGCAGGAAGCCGAGGATGAACGGTTTGTCGGGATCGCCGTTTTCGAACCCCACAAGGACCTGATCGTCCACAGCGGGTAGCACCACCAGTCGCATTGTTGTCGTTGCCCAGGGCGACAACACCCGGCAGCGGGGAAGGGGTGGCAGCATCTCGTCGAGCGGCTGGACATCGCAGGTGTAATTTTCGACATCCACCGCCGTCACTTTTGCCTGCAACGGGAACCGCATATACGCCGACAGATCGGGCCGGACCATCTCGACGATTCGCTTGATCGTGGGTGCGAAAGAACGGTTGTTCATGGGCACCTCTCGAGGCCGAGAGTAGTGCGTCCCCCATCTCGCCAGCGATAAATAGCGATATACGCGAAGTGCCGCTGATCGTCCACGGTTACGACATCTGCAATCCGGACTGGAACCAACATGGTATCCAGGGTCGACAACCCCGCCGACGATTTGCGAAACGCCAGCACATCCACACCCGTCTGGAATGAAAACACCGGCTGCTGGTCGTAGTCCGGCGGACCCCAATGCAGCACACCATCCCGGATGAAGTCGAACCAGGCTTCGCCGGTCTGTTTCCGGACCATGGCGGTCACAGTATCGACCGCCTCACGAAGCGTGACGTTGAAGAGTGGCAGACGGTCGATGATCACTCCCGATTCTGCTGCATCCACCGTCAACCCCGTATCCGCTAGGACCGCCCGGATATTCCCTTCAGCACTTTCGTCCTGATAGGTTGCCGTAATCCGTTTCGCAGCAAGGATGGTGTTGTAGTCGATTCCTTTGATGGTTAATGGATTCCTGCTGCCATCCACATCCCGTACGACACCAAGAAACAGCTCGATCATCGCATCACTGCTGTATCCCCATAAAATCTTCAGGGGCATCCCGCGCCTGATCTGAGATCCTTTGGTTTTCAGCAGATCTTCAACGGCCAACTCGACAGTTACCGCAGGCTCACGCAGGTCGGCTGACACTATGAACGACTGGACCGATGGCGCGTAGTCCCTGCCGTCAATCTGGACAGAGATGCGGGGTCGTTTCAGCTCAGCCATTGTCCACTCCCGGACGGAAGGGTGCGCCGCCATGTCCGGCTGAAAACCCACGTTCGAATGCGGATACCTCAGGATCAGAAGACCCACCGGATTCCGATGAACCCTCCGAACCCGATCCACCCGTACCATCGCCTGCCAGCATATCCGCCACCTGGTTCTCGCTTGAATCAAACTCGGACAGGGTGATGGTTACATCGTAGTGTCCGAAGTCTGCATTCTCAGCGACTTCAATATCCCGGATCAATACATCACGCACCCGGAACAGTTCGGTCAGTTCACTGACAATCGGCACGACCTGGGGGACAGCGGTCTGTTCGGGTTTGAACAGGGCGGTCAGGGTTTCTACACGTGCTTTCGCGGTTTCGATAACAGCCCCACCAACCTCACGGTCGCACACCTCGAGCTGCAGGGAGATTTCAGCGGATTCGTAACCGACCGCCTGCTTGACCTTGCCGTTGCGGCCTGGTACTTCGATTTCGTCGATCTTGGCCGCCTGGCGGATGCGCATCTTGCGCGGTGGGACCGGCAAAACGAGATCCCCAAGCATGACGTCCACCGCGCGCTCATTGGTTAACGTCTGCAGCAGTTCACCCGGCATCGATCACCACCTCCTCGATACCGTCCGACTGCCCGGCCAGCTCTTCGAGAGCCTGCAGAAATGCTTCACGCAGCGAACCGGTGTCCGCGCCCGCCGGTGTGTTTATGTTCAGGGAAATGCCGTGAATCGAACGGTCCACCTGCACCGACCGGCTACTCTGGTTGACGCTGCTGATCGCGTTGCTGACGAAGCTGGAAGTGCCGGAGGAAAAGTCGCCGGTATTCGTTTGTCCGAATCGGTCCAGCGCGGGAATGTCAATGCCGGGAATCAGGTTCAAAGCACTGGTCAGGCCGTTGATGCCCTCGATGAAGAAATTCATCAGCCCGAAAAAACCAGTTTTAAGACTGTCCCATACCCGTGTGAATGCTGTGGTAATCTGCTGCCCGACCATGCCCCAGATGGTGCTGAAAAACGCTGCATAGCGTTCCATCAGGACTTGCAGGTTGACGAAGAGTTGTGTGGCAGTCTCCTTCATCGCATCCCAGGCACCGTCCCAGTCGCTTCGGATCAACGCCATGCCGATCTGGAAGACGCCCAGAATTGCCTCCCACACCGTGGATACGACCTGCTGGATAATCTGGAATGCGCCATGGAACGCTGGTGCGACCCACTCGATGAAACCCCTGAGCGGATCGAGGAAGACTGTTTTGATGCCATCCCAGATGCCGGTTAAAGCACGCGTGACAACTCCACCAACCATGTCCCAAATTGTGGCAAAGAAGCGAGCATGGCTGGTCAACAGCTCACGCAGGTTGGTAAACAGACCGACCGAAGTCGTTTTCATCGCCACCCAGGCACCCGCCCAATCACCACGGATTAATGCCAGGCCGATCTGGAACGTCCCCGAGATGGCTTCCCATACCATGACGACACTATTCTTAAGCACCTCAAACCCCGCCACAAACGCCGGTTGCATCCATTCGATGAAGCGGTAAAACAGGCCATGGAGATAACCGATGCCATAGGAGGCGGTTTCGACAAATCGAACCAGTGGGGAGGAGGCGCCGGACAAAGCACCGTTCCAGGATTCATACCACAAGCGGATGCTGTCGATCCAGCCACCCAATAGACTTTTCACCGTATCCCACAGCAGCAGGAAGGGCCGCTTCATTGTGTCGAACGCAGCCTTGATGTTGTTGAAGGCAAGCACAACCGCATCACGAATACCGAGGAAGTTGCCTTTCCAGGCGAGGTAGAAGACGCCACCCACCGCCACCAGTGCCGCCACCATCGGCAGAATGGGGGCGAGTGCGGACCAGATCGCGGTTCCGAGACCAACAACTGCGCCTGTCAATGTGATAGTTCCAGCGCTCCCGATTCCCATCGCCACGGCGGCACCGATGATCCCTGACGCCATCGTCCCAAAGGCAGCACCTGCCAGCAGAACACCGCCCGCGAGTGTCATGACAACACCACCGATCAGGGTGATCCCCATGCCCAGTTTGACCAGGCCGGGGTGGGTCTCTGCCCAGGCACGGAACGCTTCCACCATGCTCGATATTCGGTCGAGGGCCGGACCGATCATCCCGGCGAGCGGTTTGCCCAGTTCTTCGAGGGCGTTCGACAGTCGCTGCTTGGTCAGGGCCAGCACAGGACCCAGTCCTCGATCCATTGCCTGGGCCATCTCGAGGGTGACCGAGGAACCACCCGCCATTGCGGCAGAGAGGGCGTCGATGTTGGAACGCAGGTCGCCGGTTCTGCCGATCAGCAGATCGACAACTGCGAGGGCCTCTACGGTTCCGAACGCCTGCTGGATCTCGAGTTTCTCGGCAGCATCGATAGTCTGGCCGAACTTCTGCTTCAGTGTATCGAGAATCTCTGCCATTGGCAGCAACTGACCGTGTGCATTGGTGAAACTCAACCCCAATTGTTGTCCGGCACGCGCCGTGTTCAACATGAACTGTTTGTACTTCGTACCGGCCTGTTCGCCGGACATCGTCGCCTGCAACATGCCCAGCACCGCGAGCTGTTCTTCCATCGGGATCATCGCCGTTGTGGCCGTTGCCCCGAGACGAGAGATCGCCATCGCCATGGCCGGACCGGTGGTCTTGAACTGCTGCACTGCTGTCGCCAGACCGCCGCTGAATAACTCCCCGAACTGGGCGTCGCTCATCTCAGCATAGAACCCCTTGTATATGCCGTAGGCGGTGGCGAACAGCGAGGTCATCTCGGTGACCGTGGATTTGGTGGCACGGGCGGTCATTGCGGAGAGGCGGGTGAAACTGGCTACTCCTTCATCGGAGAGCGAGGCGATCCCCGATTTGATGTCGTAGGCGGCTTTGATGAAGTCGGACTTGCTGGTTCCGGCGAACTGGCTGGAGAACGCCGCTGCGGCGTTCTCCAGCAGGTTAAGATCCTGGTAGCCAAGGGAAGCCATTTCACCAAGGGCCTCCTGCGAACGAATGGTCGCTCCGGCGGTCATCGCAGCGAAGCCGGTCATCGCCGCACCAATACCCGTGAGAATGCCGCCGAGCACACCCAGCCGCTTCGCCGAATTGGCGAAACGGTCCAGTTCCGCCGTCGCCGATCCGACAGTAGAGCCGAGGTTGGATGATCCCTGCAAATCGATCCGGATCGCCTGGGTGAACCCTTGCAGCAAACTCATCGTACACTCTCCGGGTGGGGAAGCGGGCCTTGTGAGGCCAGACTCCCAAGCGTACATTTCACCATACGTTCATCTGTACAGGAGTCTGTCATGCAAACCTTCTCGATTACCGAAGCCCGCGCACGCTTTGCCGATCTTGTCCGCAGCGCCAAGCGGGGTGTCGTTCGCATCACCGACCGGAACCGACCCGCCGCAGCGGTGCTGGACTGGGAGGTGTACGAGTCGATGATGGAGTCCCTGGAAATCTTCTCCGATCCAGGCTTCATGGAACAGCTTCGAGCTGGTGAGAAGGATCTGGAAGAAGGCCGTCTTGTCGATTGGTCCGAGGTGAAGCCCATCCTGGGGAACCGATGATGGCCTACCGGATCGTTCTGACCGAAACGGCACGGAACTCCTTGCTGGAGATCAAGAACCCGATGATTCGTGAGCAGATCGCTGAAGTCATCGATTCGCTTACGGAAGAACCCTTGCAGCGTGGCAAACCCCTTCGTGGTCTGCTTGCCGGGTACCGGTCGATCCGTGCCGCCCGGCAACGCTACCGGATCGTCTTCAAGGTCGACCAGAAGACGGTCGTGGTCTTTGTCATCGCCATCGGTCAGCGCAAGGGCGAAGACCGGGACGATGTCTACCAGATCCTTCAACGGTTGATCCGCCGTGGTAAATCCCCGGAACAGGAGAGCTAAATCATGCACATTCCTGCGTCGCTCACCGTACACATCGAACGGGTCAAAGAAGGTTGGTTCGCCACAGTGCCGGAATTGCAAGGGTGCTATACACAGGGCGAAACCCTCACTGACTTGCTTGAAAACGTAAAAGACGTGATTTTGCTTCACTGTTCGCTTCCCGATCCACTCGATTCAACTTCTTGAACCGCTTCTGTTCTTGACCATTTTCCGTTCTTGATCCGCCAGCCACTCAACGGCGGAGTAGATTTCAATCACCCGGTCCAGGGGCAACTGGTCCAGCATTTCGAACGTGTACCCACCGAAGCGGGAGCAGATCGCCGCTCGTACTTGGAGGTACCAGGTTCGGTCCAGCTTAGCCCGGAACCGTGCTACACGTTTTTTACCGTGTAGCTCCGCGTGTACCCGAGCGCTTCCTGTATCTGCTCGGCCAGGGCGGTGATCCGGCCCGGCTGCCACTTGCCGGAGGCGTTGGTGTCGAGGTCGACCGCGTCGATCTCGGGCCAGACGATCAGCTTGCGTACCAGTTCGAATGGAATCCGGTGCGCCGGAACCTTCATGATCTCGCTGAACTCGGTCCAGTTCGACCCACGGGCGATGAACTGTTCACCGCTTTTTGCATCCTCGATCAGGAACAGGGAATGAGGCTTGTACTGTTCCTTCAACCGCTCGATCTGTCTTTCAAACGTGTTCGTGGCTGACATGTGAAATCCCTTGTGTTTTATGAGGTCAAAACCTGTGAAACTCGTTGATCCGAACAGCATCCCAGTTGAAATCGTTCGCGAAGAAGACGGCAGCGGATTCTACGCCTATGTGCCATCGCTGCCTGGATGTTTCAGTCAGGGCGACACAGTCGAAGAAGCTGAACTGAACATCCGGGAAGCGATCCAGCTTCACTTGGAATCCCTGGCCGATCGTCCATCTTCATCAGAACAGTCCTGACGCCGCTGTTGCGAAGCCGGTCATTTTCATCCCGATCGGGTCGGCATCCTCACCATCTGCGAAGCCACCATCACAACCGGTGATCTCGACGCCCTTGAACGTCTTCGACCGCACCGCAGCCGCACCTGGATAGATCACGATGATGGTCGCGTCGCGAATGTCAGTCCAGTCTTCGTAGGGGGCGAGTAGCCCGGCGTTCTTGGCGGTTTGTGCCAGGGTGACAGCGCTGTTGACCAGCACCTCTTTGACCTCGAAATCGATCTCGTAGGTTTTGTGAATGCTGCGAGTGACACCGTGTGCCTTCGGATAGCCTGCACCGAAGAGCGGCTTCTTGTCCTTCTTGATCTTCCAGTTGAAGTTCTGCAGGGCAAGCACCGGCACCCCGTCCAGGATCAGCTTGACACTGTTACCCGCGATGCCGTCGGCAGCGCCGAGATCCTCGATCCAATCAGCCATCTATCCCTTCCTTTCAATCGAGGTGAATGTTCTCGAGGATGATCTCAATCGCCTTCAGACTGTTCACCTGCAGGGTGATCACCGCCATGCCCTGGGCACGTTGTTCTGTCGTCGAAGCCACCGTCAGCGCGTAGGTGTCGATCTCGGACTGCTGGACCATCAGGTCGAGCGGTCGCTTCAGGTCTTCCTCGAGGATTTTCAGGCCCTCGCCAGCGCTGTCGTTGGGTCTGCCGAGGTGGGGGACAGCCGCCGCACGAACCTGTTTGCCTGCCGAATAAACTGACCGGAGTTTCTCGATGCGGTTGTAGCTGTCACCAAGCGGCGGGTTGTTCTCGGACAAAGCGAAGATGAACCCGACGCCCGGCTGGAAGCGCAGATGGTTGGTGTGGTGGGTGACCAGCTCGACCTGAGAACCCCGTGACCATTCGGGCGAGATGGCAGATACGTTGACCGGTACCTGACCGAGCAGCGACCGGGAGATTGACAACGATGCCAACACGCCAGAGAGAGTGGAGGTAAGGCGGTTCCAGTAGACGGTGCCGTCGGAGGCGGTGAAGCGACCGTTGCCGGCAATGAATACAGCATTGCGGTTCTTCGCAGTCGCTGCAAGTGCGAACACCGAGGTCTTGTAGGCTTCGATCTCGGCGGATGTCGGATTGAGCGGGTCAGTCGGGCTGAATGCGGGCAGATCCAGCAGAGCGAATCGTTCCCCGATTCCATCCGCGATCATGTGGTCGCAGGAGGTCAGGATCGACGCCCACAGCCCCGCATCGGCCGCACCAACGAAATGCACCCAGTTCACATCCGGGTAGTCTTCAGAAAGTGTGATCGCTGCAAGGTATTCAGCGTTCGTCAGGTCAGAGCCATCGTGGCCACCGGTCAGCGTCTGACCACTTACGGCAACGGGCAGTGTGTTACTGGATTTCTCGGCTGTGACCAGAGTCTGGCCGTTGTTAATCGCTTCGACCAGGTCGTCGACCGTTCCCGCCGTGAAGCTGTAGATCTGCTCCGACACAGGATCGAGAATCTCGATGGTTCGGGTCGCCCCTGTTCCGGTAACATCGACTTCGATCTCATCCCACCAGGTGCCTTTGTACGCACCCCGCAGCGTGATCGACACTTCCGCAGCATCGTCCGCGAGGGCGAGCTGGGAATAGGCCGCATTGCTGGACGCCATTCGGATCGCGTGAATCACCTGGCTGCCTGCATTGAGACGCTCTTCCAGCGCCTTCAGCATCTCACCGCCCTTGAACACCTGCTTCGCAGTGGTCTTGTCGGAGATGGTCACCTTCTGGAGGGCTGGACCTCCCATAGCTGCGGCCGCCACCAGCTCGATGTTGTTCGCAGGGGGGCTGACAACGACACCTCCGGACAGGTAGTTGGTGTAGACATCCTTGATCACCTGATTCATCGAGTCTCCCTTCCGGCGGGCTGGTTACGCCATGTGCTGAACCGTTTTCGGAAGGCGGCAACGGTCATTCGGTCGGTGGGTTTCAACCCAGCCCCTGCCAGAAAGCCCTGCGCCTCGACATCCGGGATCTGTTCCTGCTTCAGCAGCGTCGCCAGGCGGAGGGATTCCTCGACCGACTTGGCCGATGAAGTTGGCCTCATCGACGCGGCTTCAGCGGCTACCGTTTCTGTCTTTTTCTTCTCGTTGGACATCTTCAATCCTTCTCGATTTGAACGGTCTGCAACGGGATTGCCGGATCACCTTCGACCACTCGATGAATCACAAACGCATAGCTGAACGCCGCCTGATGCACAAAGGGCTCACCTCTTTCCATGGGCGGCAGGTCATTGCGGCTTTGGAACACGACCCGTTCGACGTGAACCGTTCCGGAACTGTTCGGGATGGGTAAATCCACACTGCCATATCGCACTAGGTCATCCAGTACGGCCATGATTGAATCAGCCTTTTCTTCCGCGATCCGGCCACCACTTTGCTGCTTCGTTCCAGCAGCCCGAAGCGAGAACCGCAACACCCGTCGTTCTTTGATCAGCTTCACCGGAATGCTGTTCTGGAAGCCGTCGAACCGTCCTGATCCCAGAGCTTCACGACTTCGGGAGATCTCGTCGATCAGCAGGTAGGGATACGGATTGTCAGCAGCGTTCCAGGCCAGGTCGTCGCGAAACAGATGCAGATCTGAAATCGTCGTTCCAATGTGTTGGGCGAGAGCGGATTCCAGCCTCATCCCGCACCTCCAGCCACCGCCTTCAGTGCCTTCTCAACCCGCTTGGGTATTTCCTTGCCAGCGAACTGCCGCCCGTCTTCGAAGGCCGGTTCCATGTAAGGCCTGGGTTTGGGTGCGACCCGGAAGTAGACCATCTCGCCTTTCGGATCGATGCCGTGGTGCCGCATCCATGCCCGGAAGCCGGGTGTTTTGTCGATCCTGATCCAGTGCGACTTCGCACCGAACTCGACCGCTGCCGCATAGGCGACATTGGTCCCGACCACCAGTTCCGTGTCTGAGATGCGGTGAATCGTGATTGATGCCCGAAGCTGCCCCAGATCGACTGCGCCTTGTTCCGTGAGTTTGACCACGGCCGTCTTCTGCACTTCCAGAGCGATGTCGTTCAATCCCTCTTCCAGGGCATCCAGCAGCTCCTGCGGGTACCGCCTGAGTACCTGCTGAGCCCTGGACAGGGCTGGCAGATCGACATGCACTCGAAACAGAGGATCAGCCACGGTATTCCCTCTCCAACTGAACAACCTGGTAGACTGCTGTCCCGAACAGGTCGATCGGGCGCACATCGGTTACCCGGTAACGATGGTTCTCGAACTCGACCATGTCCTTTTCCCGGACATCCAGATCTGGCAACACATGAATGCTGCCACTGGTGCCGATCTGTTTCAGGTCATCGGGTGAACCCGGACGCCACTCCAGCGGAAACGATTCGACGATTACCTGCTCGTCTGACTCAACCGGACCATCGAATGAACCTATCCCGGTCGACACAGGCCTGAGCAATGTTCCGGTTGTTCCGGACTGTTCGATCAGACTGCGGATGTCCGCCTGGATACGTTGCTTTTCATCTGCCCGAAGCATGCGTCACCCGTAGAGTTGCGGTTCGACATCATCCAGTTCAGTGGCTTTCCTCACCGCCACCGCATCCCGGTACTGTTCCAGGTACCGAGCGTGCAGCCGTGACCAGGCCTCCACCTGACCGTCATGCGATACACTCTTGTCGCCGCTTTTCACTGACGGATACCGGGCGTAACGCGCCAGCATCATCTCGGCTACACTGACCATCGCCGCCAACAGCAAATTCTCCCGGTCGTTTGAGGTCGGTGTCGGGCTGACTTCATCAGTCAGCACCTGATAGCCGGTTCCGAAGTCACGATTGACCATCACGACACCGCGCTGGATCGACCGGGTGAGCTGAACAGCGGTCAGTGCCTGTTCCGCTTCCGGCAGATCGTCACCATATGCGCGGCGAAGTTCCGTGATCAGGCTGTCGATGCCGATGGCCATGGATTACTCGTCCTTCTTGTCGTCTGAAGGAGGTGGTTCCGGCTGACCGCCGTCTTTCGCTTCGAACAGGTCAACCTTGGATTTTCCCTTCTGGCCGGAAGCAGTCAGAGTCTTGTCTGTTACCTTCGGCCCGGTCTTGCTCCGCCTGGAAACGGCCAGATCCTCGATCAGCCCGCGATCCAGGCAACTTTCGAAGCCCGGATCGTTCTTGACGACACTGTCCGTGAGTTCGACCACCTGGCCGGGTGCAATCTCAAGTTTCGCGGTTACGAACTGCAGCCGTTGGTTGGAGATATTCCTGTACTGCTTCATCCTTCCCCTCCTCAGGCAATGGTGATCTTGAAGACACGGGCGGGATGAAGAACACCGAGGGAAACTTCCATCCTTGCCACAAAGCCAACTTCATCCTTCGGAACATCACGCCAGGGTTCAACTGTCAGCGCCCCACCAATGGCATAGACCCCCACCTCATCATCCGGAGTGCAGATCACTTCCGTTGAATTGGCAGACGAGGTACCGATCAACCCTGCTGTACCCAGTTTTTTCAGGACTCCGGCTTTGATAAGCTCAGCGCGCACTTCTTCAGGCAGTGACCAGTCATACATGTCAACCAGACGTGAACCACGCATGATCATCTGCTTGATCGACATCTCCTGGTCTTCGTAGTACGCAATCGCCCCTTTCACGGCATCGAGCGTCAATTTCCCACCCGAGGTGACATTGAAGATGTTCTGTGCACCACCGCTGTTTGCGGAATCGGCCGCCGCACTCAGCACCGCCGCTGCGGACGCGTTGATCTGGTTGCGTATCTTCCGGCCCGCTTCCGCCTGCTGCGACGTCAGATCGGAGACATAACCCAACTTCAGATCCCTGGCTTTCACAACGATGAACGCCTCAATCATCTCCATCGGAAACTGGATTTCCTGTCCCTTGCGTACCCTCTGCTGTGCCGGTTCACCACCCGGGGCCATCCAGTGTACCTCAACTTCCTCTTTCACCCGGTATTTGGGGACTTTGCCAACAGGCAAGGGGTCTTCACGCAATACCAGCGGAACCCAGAACTTCTCTTCCAGCTCACGAGTGATCTCGGGAACCATCTCCTGTGCCAACGCGATCAGACCGTTGTCGCTTGAGAGGGCATGTTTCATCGCCTTGCCCAGAGCGTCCATCCATTCCACATCCCGGTGTGAAAGGACTCCCTTGTTTGTCTTCATCGTGCTTCATTCCTTCATGGTTAGGTGGATCAGACCACGGTTCCGGTCGCATGTCCATACAGCAGAACACGAACCTTGCTGCTGGAGGCCTGGATGCACTTGCCGTAGATGGCGTCGCCGGAAACAGCGGCACGGGGCAGGCCGTCGGCAGGATCGAACGAGACCTCGTTACCGCTGAGGATCGTACCGGACCAGGCGTAGAAATCGATCACACACTGCCCGGCCATCACCGCGCAGCGCAGCTTTTCATCGGCAGCCTGCACGTAGTAGTCGTGCGGGAAGAAGGTCTCGATCATCACCCCGATCGCTTCATCCGCCTGATCGTCCACCAGCGACACCTCATCAGCGGCAGCCAGCTTCACGAACGAGCCGTTCTCGACGGGTCCGAGCACCTTGAAATAGGGGTACTCGATCCCCGGATAGGCGGCGTTGACTTTTGTTGCCACGCTATTCTCCTTCCTCTGCTGCGGTTGCCTTGAACCGGGCATACGAATGCTTCAGCCCGTCACGGATCGTGGTGCGCAACTCACCGATTCCGCCCGGTGCTTCATCGGGCTGGAGCTGCGGACGATGTGCGCCGTTCGTCCGGGTGACGCCCCTGGTTTCGCCCGCGATTTCGGCGGCGGCCTTCAGTGTGGTCAGGCTGCCTTTCAGCTCTTTCAGCGTCTCCTCGGACAGGCTCTGCAGACGTTCCAGTTCTGCTTTTTCGGCCTCCTCGTTTTCGAACGCCCGGCCTGTCTTCTTCATCAGCTCGATCACCTCAAGGGCCGATTCCGCCTTTGCCTTAGCCTTCTCCGCCTTGCGGATTTCGTCGAGCTGCTTCGTCAGGTCGGTCACCTGCTTTTTCAGCTCCTCGTTTTCCCTGGTCAGGTCGTCCTTGAACGGCTTCTTTGCGGCTTCCCCGATCAGTTCGCTGGCCATCGAGGTGTAGTCCTCTGTCGACTGCTTCAGCAGTTCCTTCACTTCAGGATCGTCCGGATCGTCCAGCAGACTGTCCAGATGGGAGGCGAACGCTTCGGCCAGCCTGGCGGCGTTCTCGATCCCACTGGGAACAGCGTCCCGGAACCGTTTGTGCTTCATCGTTGGGATTCCTTCCTTGTGTGCGACACGGGTGATCAGGGCACGGTCATCAGCTGGGGTGCCTTCCAGCAAACCCACCCCGGTGAACGTGATCCCGACCATCTCCCGCGTCACGCGTTTGCCTTTGAACTCTTTGTTGTGGTATTTCTTCAGGTGAATGCAGAGGTCCTTGTCTCCGGATGCTTCATTGCGGCAATACGAGCACCGAGCCGCATCCATACGGCATTCCATCGAGACGACCGGAATGAACCCTTCCTTCAGCAGGCGGTACGCGGCACGGGCGGCTTCCACATCCTCGGTAAACAGAACGCCGGTGCATTTGACACGACCACCCTCGGTATCCTCGAACTGGGCATTGGTGACCTTGCCGACCACCGCGCCGAGGTACTGATCGTGCTGCAGGTTGATCTTCTTGTCGACGATCGTCGATGCCGCTTTCTTCAGCTCATCCTTGAGGAAGACATCGCCATTCTTGTTCGTGCCGACATGGGCGAGGATGAACTCGAAGGTGGGTTCACTGCTTTCATCTGCGGCTGCATCGGCTGTCAGATGGACATCGGTGACCTCGAAGGCGCGTCCGATCAGGCCGTTATCGGGTAACTCCGACGCTGCTTTGGCCTTCGGCTTACTGCCAATAACCAGGTATTCCTGAGCGTTCTTGCCGCCATCTTCGTCCGCCCAGCGGGCGAGATGATAGGTGACGCCTTTGCGCCGGAAATCCACATTGCTGTACCGGTCGTTCATCAGCGTCTTCAGCTCACTGGCGGTGGGGAACGCCTTGTCCCGGTAGGACAGCAGCAGATGCGCCTTCATGCGGGACGAACCTTCAACTACGCCCTGGATCAGTTCACCGATGGACGCTTTCGTGTACTTCGTGCGCGAGGGGTAGCTGTGCAGGCCGTTGTCGAGGATCTCCTTGCCCTTCCACCGGGTCATCAGCCCCTCGATGAAGTGCATCTTCGACTCGTAGTCGTTGGCCCCGAACTGGGTGATGTAGGGCGGGTCGGCATAGACCAGGTCCACGTTCAGACGGGGGAGCAACGACAATGACTCGGTGTTGTAAGCCTTGCAGCTCTGGCCGTTGTCGAAGACCAGCGCATTGGCGTCCTCCAGGCACTTGCGGAACACTGCTGTAAACTCGGACAGCGGGATGTTGCCGAGGCTGGTGTGTTCGTAACGCTTCGGATCGTTGGACTTGCTGATGGACTCGGTCAGGGTCTTCTTCGAACGAGCGAACTCGCCGAACGCCGCTTTGATCTGGCAGGTGCGGCCCAGGGCGAACAAGGCCAGGTCTTTCTTGTAGCCCTGCAACTCCTGGATGTTCGCCCAGGTGCTGTCGAGGAATTCGAGGATCGGCTTGGTGTAGTAGTACCCCTCGAACGTCCGGACGATGAAGTCCCCGGCCTTGCTGTTGGGCTTCGCCAGGTCATCCATCTCCTCCTCGGAGAGGGTGACGCTGCTGTTCTCGATCACCGCACGGGCAATGTGATAGGGGTACTTCAGCAGGTCGTTGGTGACGACACGTAGACCCTTCAGCTTGTACATGTACGCGACGTTCGACCCGCCGCTGAACAAATCCAGCACCGAATCGACCCCATCCGGCGTGTGCTTCCAGATCCACTCCAGCATCGCCGTCTTGCTGCCCATGAAGGCCGTCACCATCACCCGCTTGCCCTTGACCGCTTCGGCGGCGAGGCTACCCACCGTGGTGTCAGGGGCAGTGGCTGTCAGGTCATCCTCGGGGGATTCAGCCTTGGTCTTCAGCGAGGCTTCGGAGGGTCCGCAGACGAACAGCCGCTCCTTGGCGTGCGATGGCGAATCGCCCTTCTTCGCACCGGCGAGGTGGTAGGCGTGGTCGTGGCTGAACATCCGCGTGGCCTTGCCCTGCTGCTCGATGATCGCCTTGATCTGCGGCTCGGTGGGGAAGGCGTGGTCACGATAGCTGATCAGCCAGTAGGGGATCGATTTGGCGCTCTCCAGGAATCCGCCGAAGAACTCCTCGGCGTTGGACTCGGTGATCGTTGCCTCGCCAATCTCCTCGTACTTCAGCATCTTGCTGTCGGTGTCGATGGTTTTGTCCTTCCACTTCGTCATCAATCCCTCGATGAAATGGTAGGCGGTCTCGTAGTTGGTAGTGGAAAACTCTGTGGCATAAGGCGGATCGAAGTAAGCCAGATCAACCTTGATGCCCGGAAGCAGGTCGGCAATGTCCTGATTGAGCGCCCGATTCTCCTTGCCGTTGTCGAACACCAGGCCATTGATCGCGACACAGGTCTTGCGGAACGTCTCGTCGAACTCGGAGGGCGACTTAGCGAACTCCGGCCCCTTCACCACCGTCGACCCGAAGTGCCCGAAACTCCCGGCAGCGTTCATGCAGGTCCGGCCCAGGGCAAAAAGCGCGATGTCCTTCTTGAAGCCTTTCAGCTTGTCGATGTTCGCCCGTACCTGATCGATGCGTTCGTGAACACCTTTCCGGAAGTACTTCCCCGCGAAGGTCCGGGCGACAAAGTCATCTGCCTTGGCGTTGGGTTGGAGCAGGTCATCGATGTCCGCATCCGACAGTGTCACCGAGTCGTTCTCGATGATCGCTCGGGCGATGTGCCAGGAGAAGGTCAAGCGGTCGTTCGCAACAACCCGCAACCCCTGCTTCTTGAACATGTACGCCACAACCGCGCTACCACAGAAGGCGTCCAGCACCGATCCGACCCCATCAGGCGTGTGCTGCCAGATCCAGTCCACCAGCTTGCGCTTCGAGCCGATGTAGCTGGTGACGTAGTCCGGCGCTGCTTCCTTCTCCTCGGATGCGGCCATGGCCAGCAAAGCGTCGCCTTCGAGCAGGAAGTGGATCGCGTTGTCTTCGGTCTCAAACATCGAATGCCTTTCGGAAAACCTTATCGGGGCGTACTACATACCTACCGGAAAATCCGCCGAAGTGACGAACTCCCGGGAGCACGTGGGAACGCTCAATCGCGATCCGCCCCACTACATATATTCGCACGAGAGGCACTTTTTGGGGCAGAAGGCTGGAGCACTGCCGCCACGGTCGAGCGCAGGGACTCCAATTTGTTGCATGCTAAACGGGCAAGGTTTGTCGTATCGGGGAGACTTGGGCAATCAGGAGGGGGCCAGACTGCTAAAAAAATGAGAATCACAACCACCTATGGCTATCAGGTTTTCGGGTGGAGTATTCTGGAGCAACAGCGTCAACAGAAATGCTTGCTGAAAATGCACGAAACCGTCAATCTGATGAACGGTACCGAGCAGATCGAGCAAGCAATGAGTGGGGCAGGGTCTTCCTACTACCCAGCGGTGATTCTTCTCGCACCGTGTCGAACTCCGATCTTGCACCGCAATGGATAGTCCCTTATTTTAGGATCAGCAGAAAAAGTAAAATAAGCCCACTCGTTGTTTTAGAACGTAAAACAAGGCTGATTCATGAATCGGGGTCTGCAAGGAACGTATCGCACGGTCTCAACCACGGGTGAGCGGGTTCAAGCTTACCTGCCTGCATCATTACCCCCGAACCCTCCCGTGGTCTGGTCGTCGCAACTGCGAGAGAAGTTCGACGAAGCGCTGTTGGGATTGGGTAGGCTTGATAGCGTGGCATTGCTTCTGCCTGACACGGAGCTTTACCTCTACTCATACGTCCGCAAAGAAGCTGTTCTCTCTTCGCAGATCGAAGGAACCCAGTCTTCTCTATCAGATCTTCTGCTCTTCGAACTGCGTCAGGCGCCCGGTGTTCCGCTGGATGACGTGCAGGAGGTCAGCAACTATGTCTCGGCGCTCAACTTCGGGCTGGAAAGACTGAAGTCGGGGTTCCCGCTCTCGTTGCGGCTGCTACGGGAAATCCACGAGGTTCTGCTCACGAAAGGACGCGGCAGCCATCAGACCCCGGGTGAGTTCCGACAGAGTCAGAACTGGATCGGAGGAACGCGCCCTGGCAATGCAGTGTTCGTTCCGCCACCACCCGATCGGCTTATGGAATTCATGGGGCCGCTGGAGCTCTTCCTGAACGACCAGCCGGAGCGCACATCGCCACTGTTGAAAGCCGCTCTGAGCCATGTTCAGTTCGAGACTATCCATCCGTTTCTGGATGGCAATGGCCGACTGGGACGGTTACTCATCACGTTGATTCTCTGCGAAGCGAAGGTACTGCATGCCCCGTTGTTATACCTGAGCCTCTACTTCAAGACGAATCGTCAGCGCTACTACGAGTTGTTGAACCAGGTACGTATGGACGGTGATTGGGAGTCCTGGTTGGATTTTTTCGCCGAAGCCGTGATCGAGACATCGACACAAGCGGTCCAGACGGCGCGGGAGCTTCATGAGCTGTCTAACAAAGATGCCGAACGGATCGAAGAGTCCGGACGCATCGCCGGTTCCCTGCTTCGTATTCACCGGGCGTTTCTCGAGCGTCCGATAGCATCAAGTCCGTGGTTGACCGAAAAAACAGGCTTGACTGCAGCCACTGTGAACAAGGGACTGATACGCATGGAAGAGCTGGGCATCGTGAAGGAGCTTACAGATCAACAACGTAATCGCCTCTACAGCTATTCTGAGTACATGGAAATCATGAATCGGCAGACGGATCTGCCGTTCCGGGCTTGAGACATCCATCACACCGCGCAGAATACGTCGCCATAAAGGAATCATCGGTTACCACTTTTAGCCCAATCCGGAAATAGTTGTCACCGGGGGGGACAGGATACCGGTAACAGACGTTTCCGGAAATAGGTGGCACGTTCTCGATGATCGCCCGCGCCACATGCCAGGAGAACCGTAGGCGGTCGTTCGCAACAACCCGCAGCCCCTGCTTCTTGAACATGTACGCCACAATTGAACTGCCGCGGAAGGCATCCAGAACGGAACCCACACCATCCGGCGTATGCTGCCAGATCCAGTCGACCAGCTTGCGCTTCGAGCCGATGTAGCCGGTGACATGGTCAGGGGCCGCATCTTTCTGCTCAGATGCCGCCATCGCCAGCAGGGCGTCGGCTTCAAGCAGAAACTGCTGGTATGTGTCGTCGGTCTCGAACAATTAGTACCTTATCACATGAGTGGATACTTTTTTCCGACCATGCTGTGAAACGGATTTCCCGTTTCAATGATAACATACACGAATGGGGTCGTTTTTGTCGCACAAGGGAGAAAACACCCTTCACCAGGGTGACCAGACCCGCTTCTATGGGATACCTACCGGATAACTTCCGAAATAACGAACTCCAGGGGAGCACTGTCTCCACAGTCGGGCAGAATGGTCCCCACCGTGTTATATGCCAAAGGGGAGAGATTTGTCGTATTGGTCAGGGGGATGGGTTTGTTTGAGGTGTTGAGTCATGCCCAGTGATAGGTAATACAATGGCTTAGCATAATTGAGGATGGTCGGCTAAGATAACTTTTGAGAATTGCAGGTTTCTTGAAACATGGTTGGCTCTCTCTTGTGCAGGGACCCCTCGATTACTAACTTTTCTGGGAGAAGTTTTGGTGAAACTGTTGGGCGCAGGAAGTTTGGGAAAGAGTATGGAGCGAGAGATGACGGAGGAACTGAAAAAGTCGTCTGGTCAACATCCAGAAGAGAACAACGCGAATCAAGCGATGAACGAGTTAATAACGCTTCTTAATGAGGTTAATCTCCAAAAGTTGGATAAAAGACTGACAGAAGAATATTATGAGAGTGCGATATATTCTTCTTTAACTTCAAAGACAAACAAATACAAACAACAGCACGAAAATAAATCCGACATTCGAGTGAATGTGCTAGGGGCAAATCATAAGCCGGATGGGATTTATGATAGTTGTGTTGCGTTAGAAATAAAGAAAATAAGCGGAATTGGTGGTGTGACGCATGCGATACAACGAGTACTCGGGCAAGCCATATGCTACAAAGCGAAATATTCTGGAGTAGTTCTTCTTCTATTGGATTTCACGGGCAGATTATGGCGCGCTTGGAGTTCCCCCGATATTGAAAATGAAGAGAGCAATAACCTAAGAATAATATTAGAACAATTAAACATAAAAGTCGTGATAAAAGCAAGCAAATGATAATCTAACAGATTCTTACTCTCGATTATCATAAAACGTAAACCATGCATCTACATTGCGCGTGTCTCGGAATCTGTGGAATTTTATCTAATTCAAACACCTGCCCGTTCAGCGGCCCGCACACCGGACAGACTCGTTCATCCAGCGCTGTGTACCAGATTACCTTCATCACTCTCATGTCGTTGTAGAGATGCACTCGCCCCTGGTTGTATGCCCGCATCACCTCTGTCCGAGTGATCACCTCGACGCGATTCTGTGCAGTCTTGAAAACCCTCTTTCCAGCAAATCGGAATTTGTACTGTTCTGAAGGTTTGATCACATCCCCGATGTCCAGAGCAATGTGGCCGATATCTCGACCTGACAGGATTCCCGCTTGCAGGTTGATCTTGATATCGTCCAGCAGCCGATCCGAGACCGTGCCGAGCAGCTTGATGTTGTAGCGTGCCAATGCATCCAACGCCCTGCCATCGATGGCAGTGAATGTGCTGTCGATCATCGCCTTCCATTCCGAAGCATCCTTCAACCCCATCACACCACTGTCCCGCAGTTCGAACACCCCTCTTTCGATGCCCATCCGAAACGCATCTCTGGTCATGGGGCGGGCAAGATCGGTTGTTACCTTCTTCATCTCTTTCAGCACATCCTCGATTCGCCGGAGGATGGATTCGAGACGTTTCTTCCAGAGGACGGTACCGGGCGAAACACTTTTCATCTCGGCCACACGTAACAGTTCACTACGAACCTGGGTCGCTGCCTGTTCGAGTGATTTCAAAAGCAGGGCTTCCTGTTCATCGGTGAACTGCTTCGCCGTTTTGAGTGAGATGTTTAACTCCGCTTCGAGTCGAGGGTCGATCTCTGCCATCTTTACCGGCCCTCATCGGTGGTATCCTGACCTTTGGCATTCTGCAACCGGAGGATCTGGTCATTCACGTCATGGTACAGGGCTTCCGTGTCTTCGTCCGTTTGTGGATTGCCATCATTTTTCGTGGGGGATGTACCGACAGGTAATCCCAGGAATTTCCGTGCTTCATCCCGTGTCAGCACATCCTGCAGGGTCAGGTTGGCGATGATCTCCGGCTTCAGGACACGGGCGATGCGTGAGTCCTCGTCCTTGTAGTGTTCGTCTTCGACCGCAGGCTGCAGTCCAAGACGTGCCTGCAGGGTTGCCCGGCTGATGAGACCCCGGTCGAACAGTTCGACATACATCGTGCGCCGGTCTTGTTCCTCTGCAAGGTCGAGGTCGTCGAACTGGTAGGTCAGCTCGACGCCTTCGTGGCCCTGCATCTCCATCCAGTCGATATAGACCCAATCGAGGATCTCGCGCACGATCCTTTTGATTTCAGACAGCATGATGATGATTTTCTTGAACCCGACCGAGGCTGTGGCGAAGTTCGGCCCCTCGCCTGTGACAAGACTCTTCACGAATCCCAACGCCACGATGATATCGCTCTTGACCTCCTTGACCTTCTCCTCGGTGCGCAGGACCTCGCCTTCCGTGCCGTAAGTCTTCACATCCACGTAGTACGGCACCACCACGCCCTGCTTCGGGTCCATCTCATCAAGGATATCCCGAATTTTCTCGATCATCTCCTGCTTTGGTGTAATGATCTTGTCGCCGAACTTTCCACCGACAGAGATGAAGCGAAGCGGCGTGGTCCAGCGTTGGGCGATGGCCTTCTCGGCATTCCGGTAGTGACGCATGAGCTGGATGGATTCGAAGGCGGGCTGCACGATCGATACGCCATGCAGGTTGAAATCCGGGCTGTCCCATTTTGCACGGAAGAACTGGGCTGGTTCGAGGGTGATCTCTTTGCCCATGCTGGTAGTTGATTTGTCGTCCCGTTTAACCTTCTGCTTGATCTCCT